TATGGATTTTCGTAACAAAAAGAGCAATGCTAGCAAGAGCAAGGGTAGCAAGAGCGCCCGTAAAACTGATATGACATTTGTTAAATTGAATGAAGTTGTGGGGTCCTTGCTGCAGATCGAGGATGGGGCCATGTGGCTTAAATCTGGCAAGTACGACGCTCCGTCAGTGTCCATTAAGGTGAACCCGGATGCAACGCTGTCCGACTGGGTGCGCAAGATCACTTTGCACAATGTTGAGCTGAGAATCGAGGATAACGAAAAGGGCTATCCTGAACTTATCATTTCCGGCCAGAGTGACGCGGATGACACCGGCGATCTGCCATTCTAAACGGTGGGCGGCCTATGGCCGCCCTTATTTATTATAGGAGACTCCATGAAAAGTATAGATAACAGAGCATCTTTGCTGAACTGTGACGACTCCATGATGTATCTTGCATCTGCCATTGTATACAGTGGAGTCACAAATAAAGACGTTGAATTTTTCCGCTCTGAATGGGCCAAAATTATTTTCAACGGTATCGGCATTGAAGCAGACCCCCTCGACTGGTATTATAAGATCATGAATAGAAAGGAGCGTGGGAAGCATGGCAGTAGGCGCAGCTAAAGCAAGCGCAACCCTTAAATACAGCTCTGAGCTGTACACCCCTTATGCCTTGGAGTCTTGGCCCGATAATCAGATGCGCAAAGAGTATTCCCGACTTCGCGACATTGCGCAGAAACGTATTAAGCGCTTATCAAAAGACCCTATCAGCGGCACAAGCGACGTTTATAAGGAATTCGCCGGAGGTTTCCCTACCCTAAAGGCAATGCGGGGAGACCGTAAAGCATTGGAGCGGGCCATTGCGGATGTAGCGCGTTTTGTGCGCTCCAAAGGCTCCACCGTAGGCGGTGCGCGTGCAGAATTTGAGCAAAAAATGAAAGTCGGCGGTATTGATATTGCCGACGTTCCGAAAGATCAATACACGGCCCTGTCTGAATGGTGGGAGATCGTAAAGGCATCGGGTGGGTACTACTATCCGTCCGATCAGCCGGTCATGTACTGGCGCGAGAAAGGCGGCTACAACGTCAGTATTGACGATTTTGTAAAGTGGCAGCAAGGGGAGGTCAACTATGGCAAAGAGTGGGACTATAGCGAGGGCAGCAGTTCCGCCGACCTGCGCGGAGGTTTTGGTGGGGGCTTGTAATTATAACCCGGTCCCCTGGCTTATGGAGCATCTGGACAGAAAGCACACAAAAGGCAAAAAGCGCAAAACGAACAAGAAGCGTTTATATGTAGATATGCCTTGTGCGTTTGATATTGAGACAAGCCGCGTGTGTGTTGATGCCGACGACAACCCCCACACCATTATGTATATCTGGCAATGTCAACTGGGTCTGGATATTACCATTATCGGCAGGTCGTGGGACGAATGGATTCAATTTACAGGGGCAATCAGCGATTATTTACAATCAAACAGTGGTCCGCAAGGTGACTGGTTTCTGTGTATGTACGTCCATAATCTTGCCCATGAATTCCAATATCTGTCGGGGGTTCTGGATTTTGGCCCCGGCGACGTATTCGCCAGCAAGCCCCGCCGGGTCTTAAAATGTGACAACCGCGCTATTGAATATCGGTGCAGTATGAGACACAGCAACTTGTCCCTTGATGCTTGGGGCAAGCGGCTGGGGGCACCTCATGCCAAATTAACAGGCGCTCTTGATTATTCAAAAGTGCGGTATCCATGGACTCCCCTGACATCTACAGAATTAGCGTACTGTATCAATGACGTTCGGTGTATTGTAGAGTGCCTGTTAATTGAGATGAAGCGAGACGGCGACGACCTCTACACGTTACCATTAACGCGCACCGGCTATGTCCGACGAATGGCCCGCGAAGCAATGTACAAATGGGGCATTAAACGGGTCAAGCGTTTACTGCCGTCGTGGGAACTATACCAGATGCTGCGGGAGGCCTTCCGAGGTGGCGACACTCACGCCAATCGGTATTATGTTGGGCTCCATCTGGAAAACGTCGGTTCTGTGGATATGTCGAGCGCGTACCCCGCCGTGCAATGTGAATGCTATTTCCCTATGACTCCATTTAGGCAGGAACCGGCCACAGTCGGGCGACTGATGCAATGTATGAGACACGGCAAGGCGTGTTTGATGCGCTTACAAGTAAAAGGTTTGCGTCAGCGCTTCAAGTGGTGGGGGTTTCCATATATCCCTCTTGCGAAGGTCCGGCACTGTAAAGGATACATTAACGACAACGGGCGTCTGTTGTCTGCTGAACATTTTGAGATCACCATAACAGATATAGATTTTAGAATCATTGCAAAAGAGTATGACTGGGATGCCCTTAACGTTCTGGACCTGTACACGTCCGATTATGGCAAACTGCCAAAGCCCTTAACGGATTGCGTAAAAGAGAGCTACACCGGCAAGACATCCCTTAAAGGTGTAGCCGGTCAAGATTTGTATTATGTTAAGGCCAAGGGCGATCTTAACAGTTATTACGGTATGACAGCACAGGACCCCTTGCAGCTGGATACGCTTTTTGACGAGGACGACCCCGATAATCTTTGGAGCGAATGCACCGACGACCCAGAGGGCAGTTATAACGACCACTGCCCCCATCTGTTTTTGCCCTACCAATGGGGCGTATGGACTACTGCCCACACTCGCAAGCGCCTTAAAATAGCGCAGTGGGCCGCGGGCAAGAATGGCGTGTACTGCGACACCGACAGTGTCAAATATATGGGCAATATTGATTTGTCGGACTTTAACAAAGCCGTAAAGCAGCTCGCAAAAGACAATGGCGCTTGTGCCACCGACCCAAAAGGCAACACTCATTATATGGGCGTGTATGAGCAGGAGAGCAGCTATTCGGAGTTTATGACGTGGGGCGCTAAAAAATACGCGACTACCTACAAAAAAGGCGGGCCCATTACTACCACCATAGCAGGAGTTAGCAAGCGGAAAGGCGGTTTAGAGCTGGCCATGTGGGGTGGTTTTGAAGTGTTTAAGCCCGGGTTTACTTTTTGTTTGGCGGCAGGAAATCGGGTTATTTATAATGATCGCCCCAATGTGCCCGATTTTGTGGTTGACGGACACACGGTCCACATAACAAGAAACCTGTGTATTTGTGATAATACCTACACTTTGGGAATAACCGACGAATACGCAAAGATACTAGGGTACAAGATTATGGAGGTTATCTGATGATTAAACTGTACACCGATGAAGGATGGCCGAATTTTTCCGAAAAGGACGGCATTCTGTCCACAGGGGCATCCATTATTTTTATATGGGGCGGGCGTGGAACTGGCAAAACCTATGGAGCGCTAAAGCACGTCCACCAGACCGAGGAGGAATTTCTGTATTTGCGCCGCACGCCGCAGCAGGCGGAACTTATTTGTGCATCGCCCAGCATGTGGCCGTGGTCACCGTTGAACGACGATTTACAAACGCATTATGTGCCGTTTAAATTGCCCAAAATAGCGGGGCTCTATGAAGTGGGAAACGCAGGGGCCTACACTGATACAGGGGCGCCCATAAAACCGGCCCAAATGGCCGGAGTCGTGGGAAGTGTTGTAACGCTGGCTCGGACCCGTGGCTTTTCAAGTCCTCACACCAATATAATCATCCTGGACGAATACCAGAAAGAAGAATCCGACTACTACCGGCGCGGTGAGGGCGTAGGCCTTGCTAATATCTATGAGACAGTCAACCGCAATCGCGAATTGCAAGGGCAAAAGCCCTTGACGCTGCTGTGTATGTCGAACGCTGTGGGCATGGCAAATCCCTATTATATGCAATGGGAGATTACCGACACTGTAGAAAAGATGATCGGCAAGAAAGAGCGCGTCAAGCTGTTGGCCGACAAGGGCATTTTGCTGATTGATCTTGTTGATAGTCCCATAGCAAAGGAAAAAGCAAATACGGCCCTCTATAGGTCTATGAGCGGTACAGACTTTTACAGATCAGCTATTGAAAACCAGTACAGCGCCGAAGAAAAGAGTTTGGTTGTGTCACGGCCCCTCCGGGAATACTACCCGCTTGTACAAATTGGGCGGTGCTGCATCTACGAGCATAAGAGCAAGCCACTATATTATGTCTGTCGTCACAGATCGGGCGAGATGCCCACCTATGGCACCGGCGAATATGAGCGGAAACGTTTTAGGGCCGCATACGGGTATATTTGGCCCACATACCTGCAAAGACAAATCGAGTTTGAGCGGTATTCTGATGAAATCTTTTTCCGCGAATATTGCGGGGCTTGACAATTTTTCACAACCGGAATATACTAAAGATAATCCCCGGTGCCCACAGGCAGCCCCCAGAAGGGGCGGGCAAGCGTCAGCCAGCGCAAGAACCGGGGATTTAATTGTACCTATAGGAGGTGTACAGAATGGAATTTAACAGTATGATTCAGACTATTTCTAACGTGGGTTTTCCTATCGCTGCTTTTCTGCTTATGTGGTATCAGTGTAATACTGTCGTGAAGGAGAACACCGCGGCTATTACCGAAATGAAGCTCGCTCTGGATGATATTAAGAAGGAGAGCTGACTAATGGGTTGCTATATCATTTTTGCCCAGTCTATCACAAACGAACGCGCGTTTCTGCTGGCTGACTTGTGCGCTCGTTTGAGTATCGTCTATTATAGCGACTGGGCCGACAATTCCCACACGCGGCAGTGTTGCGCAGTGGGCCCCGTAACCGAAGGAGACAAAGACCAAGTTATTAAATGCTTGGCGCATGACACATACGTTGTAATGGAGGCGACTAAAGTTGAAAATCAGTGAAAAAGCGGCCCTTGCTATGGCCGGATACACCAAAGCGGAGATTGAATCTATGGAGAAGCCGCAGGCGGGCGGCAACTCGGGCACGCAGCCCGTCCAGCAGCCCGTCCAGCAGCCCGTCCAGCAGCCCGTCCCCCAGCCCGTCCCACAGCCCACGTCGCAGTACGAGGGCCTCGAGGCCCTGTTGCAGCAGCTTTTGCAGGGTCAGCAGACTACCGCTCAGGCAATGCAGACTATGACCCAGACGTTGCAGGCAAACGCGCTGGGTCTTGGCATCCAGCAGCAGCCGACGGCGGACGCCAGCACGGTGACGGCCCGAATTATTGACCCGACCTATGGAAAGGAAGTGAAATAATATGCCTCTTGGCATGGATTTTGCGGACATTGCCGCAATTTTGACCGAGATCAATAAGCTGGCCACTGGCCAGGAGACGACGTCCCCCATCGTGGACACGTCTAGCTTTGTGTCTGTCGCGCAGGCCACGTTGCTGACCGGCACCGACAATTGCACCAAAGCGATCAGTCAGGTGTTGGGACGTACCATTTTTGCCGTGCGCCCCTACGATGCGCCCTTGAAGCGCTTGCAGGTGACGGGCGACGACTGGTCGAACCATGTGCGGAAGATCAATTTTTGCGACAGCGACCCCGTCACCGATAAGGCGTGGGCGCTGGAGGACGGCCAGAGCGTGGACATGTACGAAGTCCACAAGCCTAAAGTCCTTCAGACAAACTACTACGGCCAGACCAATTACAGCCGCGTGTACACGCAGGCTGATACCCAGATGGAGGCAGCATTCAAGGGGCCCGAGGAACTTGCGCAGTTCTGGTCGTCTTTCGTGCTGCACCTGTCTAACCAGATCGAGGCTGACCGACGCAACCTCGCCAACAACCTGATGGCCAACCATCTGACCGGCATGACTGTAACCAGCCCCCACAGCGTTGTGTATCTGCTCGATGAGTACAACGCCCAGCAGGGCACCACACTGACGGTGAAGGACGTCTACAAAGAAGCGAACTTCCCGGGGTTTGCAAAGTACGCTTATGGCCGCATCAACGACATCTCGCGCCTGATGAAAGAACGGTCCATTAACTGGCATCAGAATTGGAAGATCGGCGGCACGACGTACAACATCATGCGCCACACTCCGTATGATCGTCAGCACCTCTATCTGTACAGCGGTACACAGAGCCAGATCGACGCCCGCGTGATTCCCGAGGTATTCCACGATAATATGCTGAAGTACCGCGACGCCGAACAGGTTACGTTCTGGCAGAACATCGACGAGCGCGAGACCATCTCCGCATCGCCTGTCGTGACCACTGCCGCAGGCGGGGCATCCAAGAATGCAGCGGTGCAGCTCTCTAACGTCTTTGGGTGCCTTCTGGACTGGGATGCCATCGGCTACACTCCGAGGATGTCTCGTGTGGTCCCGACACCCATGAACGCCCGCGGCCTGTATACAAACTTCTGGTATCACTACGGATGGTCGTGGTATGATGACTTCACCGAGAACGCAGTTCTGTTCCTGATGACCTCCGGCGACGTCACCACCCCGAGCGCTGCCAATGCGTCAAGAGTGTCCACCCTGGAAACCACCAATCATAAGGACGCGGACCCCTCTACGTCCTGACCAGCACCGGTGGGCATTGCCCACCGGTTATTTATAGGAGGCGTTATGCAAGCAACATTTTTTCAGTTCGCAAAGCGCACCAACAGCACCAAACGGCCCAGCGGTGGGCAGGAGTTCGGAATCGACCTTAAAGCCCCCTGTAACATCATTGACCCGGAGATCAAAATTGCAACCCAGAGCGACCCCACGGGATTTAATTATTGCTACCTGCCCGCGTTCAGCCGGTACTACTGGGTGAAGAACTGGACATATTCGGACGGGCTCTGGAATGCCTCGCTGACTGTTGACACGCTTGCAAGCTACCGCGACCAGATCGGGTACTCTACCGAGTATGTAGTGAGGTCGTCGGCAAAATATGACCCTAAAATCGTAGATAATTTGTATCCGACCAAAGCAACGATTACCACGAGAACCATCTATACAAATTCTACACCGTTTACGGATGACCCGGAAAGTGGTAGTCAAGGATTTTTTGTTGTGGTGGTCAATGCCCCAGGGTATGTGTCTTTTGGTGGGGCGATTTATCTTGCAATGAGCGGGACCGCCTTTCAAAAGCTGATGGCGGCTCTTTTGCAAAATACGGATTACTTGAATATCAGCGCGGACGAAATCAGCAGTAACTTGACTAAAGCGTTGTTCAACCCTATTCAGTATATTTCAAAAGCGTTTTGGATACCCTGCGGCAATACGGCAATCGGTACACCCGTCAACGAGATTCCCGTAGGGTGGTGGAAAATGAAGAATATCGGGAAGGCTTATGTCATCCAAAACAACAATGATAAACAGGTTTTCACGTTCAGCATCTCCACCCCGCATCACCCGCAACACATTACAAGGGGCGTTTATACAGACGGAGCACCCTATTCAGAGTATACGTTATATTGTCCTCCCTTTGGGGAAATTAAATTAAATGCTAACCTGTTTGTGTTGAAAAGCACGTTGTATTGTAGATTGACTGTTGATTACCGCACCGGCGACGCAATACTGGACTTATCATTTAATAAAGATTTCAATACTATTTTCTTCTCCACGTCCAGCAACGTTTCAGTACCTGTGCAGCTGGCGCAGATTGCAACCAATGTAAATGAATTGGCAAGCCTTGGCGGACTGATTCAAACCGCCGTCGGTGCCATTGCCGGGGGTATTGAATCCTTTTTTGGTGGGGGCGATATTACCAACGGCATTGCATCCGGTGCCCAGCAGATGACCGTTACGAGTCAATCAAAAGGCGGAGGGGCCAGCGTCGCCAAATATGGCATCACTCCCTATTTAACGGGGGCTTTTTATGATCTTGTGGACGACAACAACGAGGACCACGGTAGGCCCCTATGCCAGCGCGTGCAGCTGTTCAGTATCCCGGGGTTCATTATGGTAGATGACCCCGACATTGCATTAACCGCAACAGCCGCCGAGATTGACAGCGTTAAAAGTTATATGAAAAATGGATTCTTTTTAGAGTAGGAGGAGTAAACAATGGCAGTATACAAACAGTGTATTACTGACGTGTCGCCGATCAGAGTTACCGCCGGGTATCCGGCGTACGATGACGGCAGCCCACACAGGGGCATTGACACGGTACACGGCAACCATAAAGCCTACGCGCCCGAGGCGGGCGTTGTGGAAGTCGCCCAGCACTGGAACGGCAGCACATCGGGTGACCAGTCTTGGGGCAACATGATTAAAGTGCGGATGGCCGACGGTAATACCTGGCGCGCTGCACACTTTGCCTCACAAATTTGGAAAGTAGGCGACACGATCTCCAAGGGGCAGTTTATCGGCACACAGGGTCAGACCGGTTACGTGACGGGCATTCACACGCACTGGGAGTATGCCGATGCAGCTGGAAACCTGAGGGACCCGTCCAGCATTATCAGAATCCCGAATCAGGTCGGCACATGGGACGTAGAGTGGGATTCGGGCGGAGGCCCTGACCCGGGACCCGGCCCGGGCCCTGACCCGGGCCCCGGGCCGTGGCCTACTGGCAAATTGCCGGTATGGTTGCTGTTTAAGATGGCGAAGGGAGGTCATATGTTGTGAGTGCTCCCTATAGTTACGAACAAATTAACGCACATGTGTCTCCGGTGACTCCCTCCGTGATGCACACCAAGGGTAATAGCTTATCCTATTATTTCCGCAAGTATCTGTTTCTTGAGGCCGTGTCTATGGTCCAATGGACACTCCCCGACACCTGGCCCAGTAACCGCTTGCAGTATCTTGTTTTCGGTTCTGGCGGTGTAACGGTGTTCAACACTGACCGATACGGCCTCGTATATGACCGAATGGGACTTACCGGCATTAACATTTTCTACAATCCTACACACTCTATCATTGCTAACCCCTTTATTAAAGGGTCTCCATATTTGCAGATCGGGAAGCAGTGCGAGATCATCAATCTGCAGCCCGATTACAGGGGCATGGTAGATATCGTGGCCTATTACGGGGATATGATGGCCCTTGCAGCCCAAACCATCCAAAGCAACTTGATCAATAGCCGATTGGCCTATGTGTTTGCAGCTGGAAACAAGGCGGGCGCCGAGTCTTTTAAAAAGATGTTTGACCAGATCATGCAGGGCAACCCCGCAGTTTTTGTTGATTCGTCTCTGCTCAAAACGTACAAAAATGGCGCTTCCGGGCAAGCCCCGTGGATGTACTTTGCTACAGACCTAAAGGGGAACTTCATCACCAATGAGTTGTTGACGGCTCTCAAAACCATCAAAGCGCTGTTTGATACCGAAGTAGGCATTCCGAACACCAACACCAGCAAAAAAGAACGGATGCTCACAGATGAAGTAAACTCCAATAATGTGGAAACGGCCGCTAAAGCGTCGCTGTGGCTGGACAGCTTGCAGCGCGGCTGTGAACGGGTACACAAGCTGTTCGGAATTGACAAGTCTATTTTGTGGGTTGATTGGAGATTCCCGCCCGATACTGGTACAATGGAGGTGAACGACGATGCACGCGACCTTGAGTTTTAACGGGTTGCTGACGGGATACCCGGAACTGTTCGATGATTTGAAAGTCCCTGACAGTGTATCTAAAAAAACTGTCTGCAATCAATTACTGTTTGATACACTAGAATTAGAGGTGCTGTATGCTGACGGCCCCACAATGCGCCAGGCGTTGGGCGTCTATTCTGAAACCATGCTCCCGAGCTGGACCCGGTACGCGGCAGCCCTGGGCCTTGAATACGACGCTTTGGCATCGGATGACCGAACCAGAACCACCGACCATGCAGGGACCAGCAGCGGTACAAACAACCGCACAAACGGCGTAAAGGGAACAACTACACGAGCGCCTAACCTGACCACCACCGGCCAGAATAACGGCAGTGACAGCACCACCCGGGACGTTACGGGGTTCGACAGCGGGGCATTACAAACTGCGGAGAGGAGCACAACGGCCCTCGGTACTGGGAACACTATTACCAGCAGCGGCACGGACACGACCACCACCGATCAGACAACAACCGATAACAATATCTCGGAGTTGCACGACGGCTACAATGACACCGTGACCGAGAAGGGCCGGGCAGGGCGAGACCCGCAGGACCTCATTGCCAAAGAGTTGACTCTCGCCATGGAAAATGCCATTCATAAAATCGTCACGGACATCCGGGCAAACTTCTGTTTGCTGGTTTATTAAGGAGATGTAGTTATGAGTATCAATCCCATTCATAGAGCGCCCTATACTAATTTCCATGATCTCAATATGGATTGGATTATGGAGACGTTAAACGAATTCAACACCAAACTGACGAATTTCGTCAGTTTGGCCACAATCAAGTATGCGGACCCCATTCAGTGGAACATTACCAGCCAGTATGAGGCAAACACCGTTGTAGTAGACAGCAACGGCAACGCGTATTTGTCGGTGCAGCCGGTGCCGTCCGGTGTTTCTCTGGACCGCGCAGAGTTTTGGACAAAAATCGGTAATTTTGATGAGCTTTGGGCCGATGTAAAAAAGGCCATAACCCCCAACGAGGAGGGGCACAGCCCCACCGCCACAGCGAATAGAGCTGTCAACGATCTTGTCTGGGTCAATGGGGCACTGGTGCGTGTAACTAGAGCAATGATTACCGGTGACGCTTACGTGCCCGGCTCCAACTGCGTGAGCAGCTCCACAAATGAAGTCTTGCACTACCTTATCACTGCGTTTAATGAGGGCTTGAGCGCAGAGAAAACGGCCAGAGAGAACGGCGACTCACGGCTCCAGACGGCTATTGACGCGGAGAAAACGGCCAGAGAGAACGCCGACTCACAGCTCCAGAAGGCTATTGACGCGGAGAAAACGGCCAGAGAGAACGCCGACTCACAGCTCCAGAAGGCTATTGACGCGGAGAAAACGGCCCGGGAGGACGCCGACAGCGGCCTTCAGACAGCCATAAACAACGAGAAACAGGCCCGGGAGGACGCTATCGACGATCTGAAAAAATCCACGGTGGATTTGGGGGTGTTCATTACCCCAGAAATGTACGGCGCGAAAGGCGACGGCTCTACGGATGACACGGCAGCAATTCAGGCCGCTTTTAATGCTGCAAACGCCAATAAACCCATTATCTTGACGGGGCAGTATTATTGCACAGGTACTATCGCCGTTAAGAGGGATACTACCGTTATCGGTGCCGCATCCAGACCCCGTGCCGTGCTGATTCCTTATTTCATTTTCAACAATGCCGTTAACCCCGCGTTTTCTATTGTGGGTGCGCAGGACAGCAATGTCGACTATGGCGGCAGCCTTGAAAATGTCACTTTTAAGGGCGTTACCGTCAGCCTGAAAAATCCCGCAACTGCTGCAAGCGTTGCATTTAAAGTGCAGTGGGCGCGATTCTTCACTCTTGAAGATTGCAGCGTATACGGGTTCACAACCGCAGTAGATTTCGCTAACAACAACGGTATATTGATCAAAAATTTTGAGTACAGCACAAACGGTTCCGTGAATGTCACTGTATTTAACAAGTTTAACAACGGGGGCAATACTGGCCTAAAATTGCAGCACATAGTTGTTAACAATTTCTCGGAGGGAATATCTGAAGCGAATGTCCTGTCAGATACCACCGCAAACGGCCAGGCCGGTGATAGATGGTTTGAGGACTGGCTGTGTGTAGGGGCGTGGAATACCGTCATTTACTACACGCACGGGACAGGGTTTAGCCGTCACGTTTATATAAACCGCATTTTTGCCGACCACCTGATTGACAATCTGGTGTATCTGGTGGGTTCTGGCGCTAAAGAGGACGCCCAGATTACCGACATTGGGTGTGTAGGAGCTGGGGCAACATACCGTTGTATCATCGTAACAGGCTATTGCCGTTTGACAATTAACGGTATTACGGGGGCCTCTTCAATTAGCACCTATGACTTTATCTCACTTACCAATGCTATGGACGTTGTATTGACTAACGCTATCCTAGACGGTCCTTCTACGTACTTCATCTCGGTTACAGGAGGTGCGCGTATCGCAGTTTGCAATACACGCAACACGCAGACGGGCAGTATTAACGTAACAGGGGATGCATCCTATTGCCAGTGGTGCAATGTATCTACTGTAGGCAATAACAATCTGCTGGTCAAGACTGGCAGCAACAACCAGGCAACCAACGTGTACCCGCAGAGCAGCAACTAATATACCGCATTATGTGCCCACTCCCCTACCGGGGTGTGGGCACTATATTTTG